GTGATCCTCGGCATACCTGCCGAAGTTCTCCGCTCAGATATCGCTGACCGCACCACCGAGGTAAGCCAGCGTTACCTCCGTGGCAAAGCGGCATCGAAAGTGAAGCTCCACCATCAGGAGATGATGCTGGCGCAGGTCGGCTCTCCGTTGGCCATCGAAAATGCCCACCGCAACCTGCTGGATATGGAAGATGACGAGTAACCATGGCACAGCTTGAGACGCTTGAAATATGCCGCATCGACCTGTTCACGGCGCAGGACGAGCTGCAGCAACGCTACACTGATGACGTTGTCGCACGCATCCTGCGCATCCGTGAAGAGTACAACTGGTTCATCGCAAACCCTGACGCTAAGGACCGCCAGTTCATTGAGAATGCGGTGAGCCGCTATGGCATACACAAGTCGCTCGCTTACCGGGATCTCGGTGTCATCAAGGCGCTGCTGCCTCACCTGGCACAGGCTAGCCGTGACTTCCATCGCTATCGATACAACGAGATGATCCTTGAAACCTACCAGATGGCGAAGAAACGCAAAGACACGAAGACGATGGAGAAGGCGGCATCTTCCTATGCCAAATACAATCGTGTGGACTTGGAGGACGAGCAGGCGGTCCCTTATGACCTTATAGTGGTGCAGCCGTTCACCGCTACCGACGACCCATCGGTGCTGGGCATCAAGCCGATGCCAAGGCTACAGGAGCGCATTCAGGAACTGCTGCACAAATACCAGGCAGAGAATATCGACATCGAGGATGTCGAGTTTGAGGAGGCAGATCTGGAGGAGTCCACACTATTCCCACCCACCACCCAGTTTGACGACAAAGCCGATGGAGAAGAAAATATACTTTAACACCCCTCAACGCCTGACACAGTTGATTGGAGCCAATACCACCGTCATTGTGGCGGGGCGACGAACCGGCAAGACGGATTCGATCGCCTCGCCCTTTGTGCTGCGCAATATGCAACGCATGGCTGGCAGCACCGGCGGCATTGTAGTGCCCACCTACAAGCACGGTCTGACGAACACCATCCCGGGCCTGTTGGCGGCATGGAAACGCTGGGGCTTCGTGAATGGCATACACTACGTCATTGGGCGACGGCCGCCTAAATCCTTCGGTAAGCCCATCATCGAGCCTGCAGAGTATGAGCATGTCATCACCTTCTACAATGGCTCCTGCGCAATCATCATTTCGCAGGATCGCCCGGGCAGCAGCAACTCATTGACCCTTTCGTGGCTCCTGATCGATGAGGCCAAGTTCATCGATTACGAGCGACTCAAGGACGAGACGCTGCCTGCCAATGGTGGCATCAAGTCCTACTTCGGACACCACTCGTTCAATCACTCAGTAATGATACTCAGTGATATGCCGCAGACACAGAAAGGCTCCTGGTTCCTCCATTATCAGGACAAGATGGACACTGACCTTATCGAGACGATAAAAGGTACCATCTATGAGATATGGAAGACCAAGGAACGCATTCGACGGCTCAATGCCAATTGTGAACCTATACCTAGCTATTTGAGAGACTATTTGCGACAACTTGACCGCAATCTCAACAAGATGCGTTCTGTCGCCGTCTATTACAAGGAGTACTCCTCGATTGAGAACCTGCAGCTGCTCGGCGAGTCGTACATCAAGCAGATGAAGCGCGACCTCACACCCAAGACGTTTCAGACATCCATCCTTTGTCAACGCATCGGCATTGCCAAAGACGGATTCTATTCGTCCATGCGAGAAGCCCACAAGTATAACGCTAGCGACTTCGAGTACCTCGACAGCTTGGGCTACGACTTCGACGCAGCCCAACTCGATAGCCGAGCGGACAAGGACTTGAACCCTTACGCCCCAATCTGCATCGGCATGGACTACAACGCCAATATCAACTGGATTGTGGCTGGCCAGCCCAGTGGGCGACGCTTGAACGTCATCAAGTCCTTCTACACAAAGTTCGAGCGCAAAATACCTGCCTTGATTGATGACTTCTGCCGCTACTATATGCACCACGAATGCAAGGTCGTGGTCTATTACTACGACAGTACTGCCCTTGGCGGCAACTATGCCGTCAATGAGCAGGACTTTCATTGGGTGGTATGCCATGAGTTCGAGCGCCATGGCTGGCAGGTAGAGGACATCAATCTTGGAAACCCAATGCGCCACGATGAGAAATATCTGCTCATCAACCAGGGCTTTGCCGGCAAACAACGGCTCATGCCGATGTTCAACCGCCAAAACAATGATGACCTCATTCTCGCCATCCAGACGGCTGGAGTGGTTCGCGGTCGCAACGGGTTCCGTAAAGATAAGGGTGGGGAAAAGCTTGCCGAAACCGAAGAAGATCTGCTGCAGCATCGCACCGATGGCACCGATGCTTTCGACACGCTCTACATCGGCTGCGAGAAATTTCCCTATCGAGACACCTTTGGCTTCAACTCCAGCGGAGTGCTATAAGTTATTAACAGTTTAGCATGATTAGATTTTCAGTGCAGAAAAGCTGCACAAAAGTTAATTCAATTTGCCTCCTGCCTTTCAACCATGTGGAAGGCATGTTTTAATTAACTTTTTATAAACCATAAATCTAATTTTCATTATGATTTTATGTTTTAATCAGCCCTTTGCAACAGGGATTTGCAGAGGGCTTTATCCGGCTATCTTCACTGATCAGCCGATTGTGTCAAACCCTGAGCGAGCATACATTTACTCGCTTGAAGAGTTCCGTAAAGTCACCGATTATCCCATCGAGTGGCATCAGGAAAGTTTCAACAACAGAATTTTCGGGAATATGCCCGGAGATTCCGAGTTGCCAACAAACGCCCTATTGGGCTTCGTTGACATCTATGGGCCAGATCCTGCTGCTCAAGGCACTGTCTTTGGTGAGACTGTTTACCGTGTCAGGAACGCACACGAGTTTGTGGCGCCGTTTGAGGTGGAGCCCAATGAGATTGCCAAGTATGACAATCTAATCAAACAGCTGAACACCCAGATGTTCGTCCCTCGTGTGCCTTACGTTTGTAACAGTTTCTCCGAACTGGTCATCCCGGCGAATGCTTTGGTAGAATCCCTTTGCAGATACGGGTATGACTTCAACCTTGAACTATCGCCCTCAATGGCTAAACTCGTTATTGATAATAATGGCGAGCTGAGGCCGTTCAAGAAGTTCACTATTTGGTACGGTGACTGGGCAAACTCGTATCTTATGGATGATGAAACCAAGATCATCTTCCGCAGCGAAGAGGAGATGGAGCGGCAGAAACGCTACCCTCGTATCTATGGCATTACCGAAGAGAGGGTAGGGATGAGAATTCATTTTTCTTGTCACCATCCTCTGTACGATTGATTTTCTCGACTGACATTCTTTCAGTTAGAAAAAAACATCGTATCTTTGCCATGTCATTCATCATTGAATGGCTGACATAATGGCTAAAAAATCATTATACCGCCTGATTTATTGAAAACGTAGGACACTTTCAATTACTGCTATCTCGGCTGTATAGTGGTTCTCGCTTCATGGCGTGAACCGCTACACATCGATAGCAAGGTTACAGTCCTACGTACCCCAATAAAGGTGATGTACGGTTCGCGCCTTTTATTTTGGAAAAATGGCTAGATTTGAAATCTCAAAATACCTTCCCATCGACAGTATAGAAGCTGTAGATAGATTGCTGGAGGATATCGAAAAGAAGAATCGATACTTTAGCGATATTGAGATTGGGTATGTACTCAAGGAGATTAAAAAAGTCAAATATCAGCTATATTTCAGAACCAGAATTGACAGTTTAAATTCAAAATTGGCTGAGCCTACAACAAGTAGCACAGACCATTATCATCAGAAGAGTTACGAAAGATTTTACATCGAGCATCTCGTTCTTCCCGATTGTCTTTCTGGAATCAACTTCGATGATCTTTTGCCCATCAAGAACATTCGTCCGTTCAAAAAATTCGTTGAGCGCATTTGGCTCTCAAATATTGAATTAACTGAGGATGATATACAAACCATACAATCCAACTTTAATTCGCAGTTTTTGAATGAATTATTCACAAAAACCTTTGATACCTATAATAAAAGGCTTGAAGCATACGACAGGAGGCATCGAGGTCATAGAACATATACTAAAAAGCATAAAAAGTCGAAAGAAAAGCACGAGAGTAATTCTATGTACACATGTAACCGTCCGAATTTGAGACCTATTTCTATCCCTATGGGAGGTATGAACAAGAGGTATTAGATTTCAAGATTATATTTTTTTTCGCCATCGTTATAAAAAAAATATTTGCTGTGCAGATACACTGCACTTTTTTGTTTTATATTTGCGGTGTAAAATCAAAACTCTAACCTTTAATAATATA